TCGCTCTCAAATATCTTAAATTTTACTTTTGGCTTGTTAATTTCAAGAAAGAACTTAGCTACCATTTTGCTTTCAATAGAATCAACTAAAACCGCGCCCCCTTTTACACCGCTTGCAATATGATCGGCTAAATGCTTTCGGGCCTCTCTCGTAATCGCTTTTAATTTCCTTGCATCGCTTAAAATTAACACCTCTTTTCCTTCCGTTGCTTGCGTTCTGTTTTTTACTGTCTCGGTTGCAACTTTTAAAGTGATGTACTCCACATTCCAACGAACAAAAACAAACCCGTTACACTCTTTTATGGTCATGTATTTTTCAAAGTCAGTCATTACTTTTTAAGCTCTTGAACGTCTTTTTTTATGCCTAAAATATCGCTTTCATTTTTTTCTGTTCGCTTCATGACATCGTTCAATTCTCCGTTTAGCATTGTTGCGTAGCTGGTCATTAAGTTGTCAATCTTTAAAAGAAAGTCTTTTTTAGCTTGTTTAAAGGTGCTTTGAACGTTCTTTAATAGCATTAAAAGCAAAACCCCAATCAATGAAAGAAGAGAGCCGAAAACGATTAATATTAGTTTAGTTGTCATTTTCTTGTTCTATTTGTTCGAGCACTTCGATAGCCCCCTGACACTTAACAAAAACTTCTTTTGCTTGCTCTTGTTGTGCTTTAAGTTGCTCAATTCGTTGCGCTGTGGTTAGTTTCTCTTGTTTTTTGCTTTCCATTTGGTTTTTTTTTGTTTGTTTATATTCCACTTATTACCGCTGTAAATCCTAATCCCTCAAGATAAGACTTAAATTCTTCATGTGCTACTTCTAAGCTCTGAGGTTTAAAAGTTTCTTCTTCTTCACCATTTGATAAGTCAAAACTTTTAAAAGTTTCAAAACCGTCAATTTTCATTTTATTACTTGGAGCCGTTTTGAACACCTCTTCATTTTCAAAAACCTCAACCACTGTTGGTAGTTGCTTACCTGTGAACTCAATTGTTCCGCCTACTCTAAGGACTACACTAGAGACTTCAATCTTTGTTCCTGCTACGTAGATTTTTGCTGTTTCTGTACTTGTTGCTTTTATCATTTTTATTTGTTTTTATGTTATATTAACTGTTCTTGTTACTCCTGAAATTCTAATATTTAAATTTGTTCCATCAAACCAGACATCCCCATTGATAGGCGTAGTTGGCGCAACTCCCGAGCGAATATGTAAAGCGGATTTTGCCGTAGTACTTCCGTAAATCTCTAGCCTTGCTCTTGGTGCTGTATAACTGGCAGAACCGACAACCATATCACAAGCATAGCCAGCCATTGTCCCCCCATTTATTGCACTTATTCTATGCTGAAGAACATTTGAACCGTCAAAAACGTGAAAAGCGTCCGCACTTGCTCCTGAGTTATTTCTAACCGCTAACGCTTGACTCCCTGACGCCCTACCAATACCAATGTTTGAACCTTGCGAGCTGCTTTGCTTCCATATACCGTCATCTCTTAACTCTCCATTTGCAGCAGTTGTGTTCCTTATTAAATATGCATAAGCAGGGGGATTATTTATATACAAAGCCGTGTCCGCTTTCGCTTCTATTCCTATACCTAAATTAGAACCGCCTATTAAGCCAAGACCTATCCCGTTGTCTAAATTTACCCTATTACCGTCTAAGTCATGTAATCTAGTTGCTGCAAAAAGTAGGTCGGTATTTGCGAAGTTGTCAAAAGCCCCTAAAATAGTTCCATCATCTTTAACTTCCAACAAATCAGTGCCTAATGAGTTTTGCACTAATAATGCAGTGGTTACAGCTGTAGATCCTGCGCCTTTTACATGGAGTTTTGCTGTTGGTAAATCTGTGCCAAATCCAAAATTAGCCCCGTTATCAATATAACTATCTTGGGCTAAACTTGTGATTTTTATTTTGTAGTTGTTAGCTTTAGTTACATCATAACCTATTTTTAATCTGCCGTCATCACTAGCCCCTGAGCCGTGCTGCTCTAGTAAAACATTTTTATTGTTATTAGTGTTATTTACAACGTGAAAACCTTGAAGATCTCCCGCCGTTTTTACAGTAATTATTGAGCCGCTAGCATTGCCCTCTCCAACATTTAAAGAATTGTAAAGCCAGTTAGTGCCGGATGTTCTTAATAACACTTTATTAGGAGCATTTAAGGAGTCAAGATTTATCTGTGCTTCATTGCCTGTGTTGGTTGTAATAATTCTGCCTCTTAACTGGTTAGAACTTCCAAACAAATTGATACCTTTATTTACATTTGTGCCAGTCTTCATATAAACATTATCACCACCAGATCCAGAAGCATCAAAAGTAAAAGAATTCCCAGCCATTGAAATAGTCCTATTACTTGTTAAGGTTCCGTTTACTCCATAAATATTAGGTAAATTGCCTAAAATAGTTCCATCATCTTTAACCTCTAATAAATCAGTACCTAATGAATTTTGCACTAATAAGGCAGTGGTTGCAGATGTGGAGCCTGAGCCTTTTATATTTACACCTGTGTTAGTTATTGTGATTCTAGTATTTCCTTCTGTTCCAAGTAGTAAATTTGTGCCTATTCCAGAATTTACACTAACTTCCCCCGTATTAAGTTGTTTTAAGGCGTAGTTTGTTGACCTTAAGGATAAGTTGCTTAATGAAATTATATTTTGCCCATCTCTAAATATAACATCCCCATTTAAGTAAGTAGATCCATCAGTGTACAATTTAAGTTCTCCGTAAGGGTCTGCGATTGAGGGAATTGCTGTTGTTCCGTTTCCTATTCTTGTCCTGCCGTCAGAAAAAATCCGTATTTGAGCAGCATTATTTATTGATAAAGAAATAGCCCCTCCACTTTTTACATTTAAAGAGGTATCTAAAACAGCTAGTCCTAGTCCGTATTGATTTGTTGAAGCACTGTTTGAAGAATTAGACAGATAAGAGACTGACCCTAAACTTTCATTTTTTAACTTTCCTATTATAAAGTTTCCACCATCAAAAGTCAAATCATTGCCAGCCATTGAAATAGTTCTATTGCTTGACAATGTTCCGTCTAATGTGTAGATATTAGGTAAATTCCCTAATATAGTCCCATCATCCTTAACCTCCAACAAATCAGTGCCTAATGAATTTTGTACTAGTAACGCTGTGGTTCCGGATGTAGATCCTGCGCCTTTTACGTGTAATTTTGCGGTTGGTGTTGTTTCTCCTATTCCGAAGTTTGCTGTGGTATTAATCCAAGAATCAACACTTTTGCCAATTCTAAAAGTTGAAGTCGTCTCATTAAAGTTAACCTCTAAACTATTAGAAGTTGAGTTTGTTTTAAGAACATTACTGTACCCTATAAAAAATGAACCAGTTGCCGATGATCTTAACCGCTGACCTATTGCGATTGAATTTAATCCGTTTGCTTCCGCTTGAGAGCCTATGCCGATAGCTGTTACGCCAGACTTAGAAAATACACCTAATGCAATTCCGCTACTTCCGTTACCTCGCGAGTTGCTACCAATTGTAATAGAATTATTTATTCCTACTCCAGATTTCGCCCTAAATCCTACAGATAAACTATCTGTACCTCTTACTTCTGACTGAAGACCCAAAGCCATAGCGTTTACACCTTGAACAATTGCACCTTGACCTAAAGCCACTCCGTTATCAGCTAAACTATTTACATTTGAGCCAAAACCAATAGCCACAGAGTTAGCGGATGAAGCCGTAGCCCCTATCTGCTGTATTGAGTCTGTTCCCGCTCCTACTTCTGTTGCACCTCCGCCTAAACTACTAGCCAAAACCTTTTTAAAAGTCCCCCCGTCATTTACTAAAATTTCCTCAGTTCCTGCCAAGGTACTTTTAACAGTTTTACCACTAATCAAAGTAGGTTGAACGGTTAAAGCTCCCGAACCTGTCACCTCTCCCGTGTGGGTTGCGTTTGTTACTTTTGCCGTGTTTGCAGTTATCGCAGAGGCTTGAGCTGGTGTGATAGTGGTTAAGATGTCCCAATCCGCAGGGGCAAAAACTCCCGGGCCGGTAACCTTGTTACTTATGTAAATACTCCCGCCATTTATACAGCCTTGGCCAGCCTCATAAGTTGGAATTATTGAGTACTCTTTTAAACCCACTAGAGCAGTGTCAGTAATTTTATTGAAACTAGAAAAGGCGATATTTTCCGACATTTCTCGACTGTCCTTTGGTGTTATTTGCTGGGTTGTGTTATCCGGCAAAGTGCTTGCCGCTTGAGCTAATAAGTCCGAAGTATTCTTTTTTACTGCCATTTTAATTATGTCCGTTTATTGTGAAGCCAGTTCCAAAGCCTGAGCCCTGCAAAGGGTTTCCCGTTCCTGTGGCTGGGTCTGTGTTTCTATTGTTGAAAAATGAAGTGGTAGTATTACCCAAAGGAGCTTCAAACTCTATAACTGATCCGGGAGGTATTAATTTACCTACATAATCTAAAAAAGGATTGTCAGAAATTAATTTTACCACGTTTGAAGCGTTGCCGTAAAGCTTTACACTTAAATCCCAAATTGTTTGGCCCTGTGTAGTTGTATAAGTGCTCATACTTCTTTTATGCGTGTTCCAGTTACAAAAACTTGATTGTTTTTAATAGAAATGTCTTGGGGCCTGTAGCCGTCCGCCTTTAAGTTTATTTGAATAGCTCGCTTAATCATCTGAATGTTCGCGGACCGCCCTAAATATTGCTTAACCCCTACGCCCAAAGTCGGAAATTCTTTCCACCAGCCAGCCCATGAACTAATAATGTCTTTTACGTGCTGCGTGTCACTCTCCACTATGTCAAAGTCTCCCGTAACTGCATTTATAAAAAGCTCGTCATCCTCTATTTTTATATCCCTTGCAGCCATACTGTAAAAATAATTAAATAAAACAATGAGTTTTTTATTTAGACCAAATTTTTTAACCGTGTTTCACTGCCTCATTTTCAAGGTCAGACTTTAAAGTGATAGGAGCGATCGGAGTCTCTGGAGTTACTGGGGGAGCTGTGGGAACTGGAGGAAGTGGACCCGGAGCGTAAACATGGGTGTGCGTGTTAAATTTAGTTATTAAATTGTTCACTTTGTTCTCAATGTCGTTTAACTTTCCTACAAGGTCCTCAATCTTTATCAAACCTCCCAAACTGTCACCCCTTAATTGAATAGTCTCGATTTCTGAGTATAAACTTACAAAAGCCGTGTCTTTACTTAAAAAGGTAGCTATTACCACCGATCCCACCACTGGAGTAATAAAAAGTGGGAAGTCTGAGGCGCCCGCTACTAACTTAACTTTAAAAAGGTTTGCATTTCCATTCAAAGGGGAAAGCTCTGCAAAGTCTCCGTTAATCTTTACGACTTCACAAGGCACGCTATAAAGCTCCTCCTTTGTTTCTGCTAATCTTCTAATTAAGTCGCCTATGTTTTGCGTGTCGTCTGCCATTTTATTCGTTTATTGGGATCTCGTTCCCGTCAGAGTCCAAATCGTAAATTTTCTGCTTAATGTAAACGTCCTGCCTTCCACCTATTGAAAACCCGAAGCGGGTGACTACCCTTGTAACTAAATAACCGCCGTTTTGCTCTGGAATAGTTTTATTAATTAGCCTTACTACATCACCATGATTGACCGCCGGAGTCGCAAAGATTGTAAAATAGCCGTCATAACCTGAGTATTTTAGTTCATTGACTGACTCATCCGCTGTTTTTTGCAAATCTGCTAAACTGTAGTTATTAAAATAAAGCGTCCTAACCTCTCCGGACTCATCCCCAGCGGTTGCCTCTAAGGTTGTGTTGTCACTTGCAATTGACTTACAAACCACTTTTATTTTTCTCTCCTGAGCATCGACATAGGTTAAGGAGTCACCATTTATTAATGTAGGGGTGTTAAACTCAAAAGTAAAAGTCTTTTGAAGCTTTTCAACTATTGAAGGACCTACGTATAAAACCGAGTCTCTGAAAAAAGAATAAACCCCGTATTTTTTCCGGAGCTCGTCAAGCACTTGGGCGGCGGTTGCGTCGTTAATTCTAAACTGCCCAAGGTTTCTATCACCTTCGATCTCATAAACTACTCCAGAAGGTAATATGGCCGCGAGTAACTCGCTTAATTTTGTGCTCTCAAAGCTTAAAGTATGATTTTGTTGTTTTAACTTATAAACCTCATCCTCTAAATTAAAGCGTAAAGGGAATTTTTGCCGAACCCCTGAAATAAACCCCGTGAAAACTTGTTTTATTTTAGCGTTATAACCCACCTCAATAGATGCAGGGTCTCCAATCTTAAAAAGGGCGTCTTTTCCTCTTGTGATGCTGTCCGCGTTAGTTCCGTCCTCTTTTTTATACCTTAATTTTTTAGGAATTACAAAAGCCGCTTTGTCCGTTAAATTGTCATAACTTGAGTCAATTGATACTTCAGTGCAAAAGGTAAACACTTGACCGCTTAAAGTTATTTTACTATCTAATCTCTCCATTTAAAAGCTCGCTCCCTCACTAAAAAGGTTATTAATCACAGTTAATTCTATAGGATCATCCGAGATAGCAGAAAACTCAAATAATTGAACATTTTGGAACCCTTCGACCTGTGGAAAACTAAAGGATTCGATGACAAGCTTATGAACTTCAAAAATATCATTTAAAAACCTTGAGGCTATCCCTATACTGTCCTCCACTTCTAGAAATTCTCTAAGTTGTTGGGTTTGCTCTTGTGGGTATCTTTGAGCGCTTTGGTCTACTAGTGCCCCCCTCACCTTTACTTGGTAATCACCCATGCTAATATATTCTTTCACCGTCCCGCTCACTCCTTGTATCGGTGTTTTAATTATTTGCTTTTGCTGGCTTACATCTATTAAAACGGTGTCAATCCTAAAATTATCAACCTTCTTTTCCGAGCTGAAGCCCGCATAATCTATTTTATCTCCGTCTTTATTTACGTACCTTCCAGGTATTAACTCAAGATTGCAAAAAACGGGAGTGCCTAGATAAGTCGTAGGCACTGGATCAGGCGCGTTTTCATCTTGTCCCTCCGTGTCCTGAGTTACACTGTAAAACGTACGTTTAAAAGCTTGAAGCCCGAAACCCTTCAAAACTATCTCAGGATCTACAAACGGGGTAAACTTCCCCTGTGTTTTTTGTTCTTTTGGCATTATTGAGCTATGTTATTAACATTGTTAACCGCAGTCAGTAAAGTCTCGGCTATTTTATCCTTCAATTGGTTAGTGGTGTCCTGCATGTTTGTTGTACTCACATTAAAAGTTTCAATTAACTTGCCTA